AGGAATTTTCGTAAGTACTAACAACAGAGCGGTTTCGTTGGAGGAACAGGTCTTTACGGCTGACTCTGATATTCAGGCACAGGAGAAACGCAGAACGGATCTTATCTACAATCTGGCAGATTGCGTCAAGGAGTACGATAAGCATGAGGCAGAGACTCTTCTTAATGTCGTGGAAGCAAGAGGAAACAATGGTAGCACCACGGATATTGAGAATGTAACAACTTCCATAGCTGCGGTTGCCGAAGCATACCCGGAATTAAAATCCAATGAGAATTACAAGGAACTGATGAATGAACTTTCAACCACAGAGAACATGATCCTGCAGTACCGAACTGCCTACAATAATGAGGTAAGAGCGTATAAGAAATATGTGCGTAAATTCCCTTATAAGCAGATCTTGGGAATTATGGGATATGAGGTTATCAATTACGACTATCTGGAATACAGCGAAGAGGACAGACAGCCGGTAAGCAATCTGTTTGGAGAATAAGCCTATGAGGAAAGGGAGTAAGATAATCTACTCCGGCAACGGTTGGGATATGACGGTGCGTGAACTGATGTTTAGCATCGTCATTATCCTTATCATGCTTATGGGTGGATTTTTCATTAGTGAAAAGATAGCTTCACACAATGACGAACAGAATCAGGAATACTATCAAGCCATGCAGATTGATGGAAATGCAGAACTGTTTCAGTACGGTATGCGAACTGATGTAGGAAATGCGTTTGTGAAAGGAAATCTGGTGGCAGTAGATCCTGTTACAGATCCGGGAATAGGTGGAGTACCAGCTGCCTACATAAAGGTTGAGGAACAACACTACAATCGACATACGAGACAGGTGGCACATACACGGACGGTAAATGGGAAAACGCAGACTTATTACACCACGGAGGTATATTATTCGTGGGATTACTACGATAGTTGGGAAAGCCATAGTCAAACGGTGTCATTCCTTGGTGTGGAGTTTCCGTATGGAAAAATCCAGATGCCAGGATCTTACCTGTATGACACGATTAAGCAATCGTCCCATGTGAAGTATTTGTACTATGTTATCAACACGGAATACAGCGGAGTTATCTATGCCAATCTCAAAGATAATACCATAGAGGACGGAACACCGTTCATTCAGGCAGATACGATAGATGAAGCGGTGGACTATATGGTTTCAAACGGAACTGCCGGGTTGGTAATTTTCTGGGTTGTATGGGTAATTTTGATTGGAGCAGCCGTGTTTGGATTCTGCTATTTTGATAATAAATGGTTGGAGGATTAGAGATGTATATTGTAGACCAGGATCGTAGCAACGTAGTGAACATCGGCAATATCAAAAGCATTGCACTCAACGGAAAAAGAATTACTGCCGATGATTACACACTTGCAGCTTACGACACAGAACAGAGAGGGAAAGAAGTATTTGAACAGTTACTCGGAAACGCTTTTCCTCCTGATATGATAGTGGCTAAGAATTGCAACATATCTGAGGATGCCGTAAAGGACCTAGCAATGGATCATAGCATTATCATGGTTCGTGGCAACGGACAGGCGGATGTTACAGCGTATAGCTGCGGAGTTTATTATATGCCGGAGGAATAAAAGAATGGTAGATGTTATTTTAGCAATCATTTGGATTGCAATATTGGTACTTTACATTGTTGTGGGTTGGAAAGATGCAAAGTCCAACAACGAAGTGAAGAAAGAAATTACACAGATGAATGAGCTGCTGTTGGAACAGAACTCTCAGCTCAAAGAACAGAATAAGCATCTCAATATGGTTATTCTGAGTGTTTGCAGTAAGAGTGTACGAGACAGAAAAGACCAGGAGGGAAAACGTGAAAAAGCAACGGAAAGAGACACGCCTGAAAAGGAAACGCCTGAAAGCGGCGTATAACACAATCTTAGAAGAAAACCGCCGATTAAAAGGTTGGCAATCGGTGTATGGCAGAAAAGAGATTAGAACATTTGGAGAACGCAAAATACTCACAATATTTGAAGCAGGAAGTGACAATATGGGAGAAATCATAAAAGACAGAATGGCAGTAGAAATTGGTAGAGCACTTAAAGAAAATGGTGCAATTCAGTTTGAAACATACGATGATCCTATGAAATGTGGAATTATTGTGGATGCGAAAGTTAAAATCGTTATGCCGTAGGTATATTACAGAGCCGTGTAGAGCCGTGAGAAAGGATGAATTTTCATGGCTCAACACGAACTATCGAATAAAGAGATTATCGTAAGGCTTCTGAAAAGCGATCTGAGTGACTATGACAATCTTCTGTCCTTACTCGGAATGGCAAATGAGGTTATCCGGGAAGATAAAGAACTTTCACGGAAATTAGCGAATAAGGTCAGATTCCTTGCCCTGAGACTATGTGCGACAGGAGATATTAAATACTACGATTTGTACAATAAGGCTCTTTTGTTCTTGGCACAGGAACATAAGGATTTTGACTCTTATCTGCTCTATGTGGAAAAGAACAGAGATCCAGAGGACAGATACTATCAACCACGAAGAAATAAGATTTATTGGCTTGTACAGAAGATGCAGAGGCTTATTGATGATGAGTTGGATATTCTATCAATATCAATGCCTCCTGGCACCGGCAAGACCACACTGGGAGAGTTTTTTATATCGTTTGTAATGGGGCATTACCCAAACACACCAAACCTTATGTCCTCCCATTCTGGATTTATGACGAGAATGTTCTATGATGCTGTTCTCAACATAATTACCAGTAATGAATATTGTTGGAGCGATGTGTTCCCAGACATTGTATTTGAGGGAAACAATGCAAAAGAAGAGACAATAAACCTTGGAAGATGGCAACCGTTTAAGACACTGACCTGCAGACCAATCAGAGGTTCCCTTACCGGTGTTACCCGTTGTGAGGGATTTCTGTATGTGGATGATTTGGTTTCCGGTATCGAAGAGGCTCTGTCTATTGATCGTCTGGATAAGTTGTACGGAGAGTACACCACAGACCTTAAATCTCGTAAAAAGAAGAAAGCAAAAGAGATCCACATTGCAACCAGATGGAGTGTGCATGATGTTATTGGCCGGCTTGAAAGAATGTATGAGGGCAATCCGAGGGCAGAGTTCATTGCTGTTCCAGACATTGATCCTCAGACCGGAAAAAGCAACTTTGATTACGATTATGATGTTGGATTCGATGAGAAATACTTCCACGATATGGAAATGTCGATGGATGATGTTTCATATCGCTGCCTGTATAAGAGCGATCCGATTGAGAGAGAGGGTATTCTGTATCATCCAACAGAATTACAGAGATATATCGGAGGACTGCCGGACAGAGAACCGGATTCTATATTGGCAATCTGCGATACCAAGGACACCGGTACAGACTATAACTTCCTCGGAGTTTTCTATCAGTACGGAGACAGATACTATCTGGAAGATCTGGTATTCAAGAACATCGACCCTGGGACCTTGGACGAACTCAACTCAGATATGCTTGTTAAGCATCATGTACAGCAGGCACAGTTCGAGAGCAACAAAGAGGGTAGCAGAACCGCAAATGAAGTTGAGAGACTTGTCAAAGCAAAAGGCGGCAGATGCCATATCACGAAGAAATACACTACTCAGAACAAAGAGACCAAGATCATCGTCAATTCTTCATGGGTTAAGGAACACGTCATATTCAAGGATATTACAGAATATGAGCCTAAGAGCGATTACGGTGTGATGATGTCATTCCTTTGCAGTTATACACAGCTCGGAAAGAATAAACATGATGATGCGCCGGACACTCTGGCAATGTTCGCCCAGTTTGTAGATGCTCTTCTTGGCGGAGAGGGACAGGTAGTGAAGAGAAGTGACTTAGGAATATAGAAAGGGATAGCATGGGACAATATAGTTTCGCCACCAACTTAAAAAAAGAAAGAACGAATAAGGGAATTACACAACACGAACTTGCAACGGGCGTTCATGTGGCGCAGAATACCGTGAGCGATTGGGAACAATGCAAAAGTTATCCGTCAATCGACAAGATATACGATATAGCAAATTTTCTCAAAATCCCTGTAAGCAAGCTGATTTCTGATGTTCAGAAAAATGGTTGTAAAGCCGACTGCACACAGAAAAACAAAATTTTTTGAAAATTTTGTTTATTCCACTTGACAAAGAATGTTTAGTACGCTATACTACGACCATACCAAGTGACACGGACATAAGTTAAGCGGAGTGAACACAAGGTATTTGGCATTAAAGTTTCTCCTAACCATTACGGCACAGCAACAGTGCCGTAATATGGGAAGTAAGCTAACTCGGTAGAAGCGATGGACTGAAAATCCATAGGAGTTGGTTCGACACCAACACTTCCCACTTAGGAATTGTTGTTCCCCGACAGCAATCCAACATCGGAGGGTTCACACTTATGATGGACCTCCGAAACCTCACATGGAATCTCCCAAAGTGTGAGGTATGGACCATTAGCTCAGTTGGTTAGAGCATCCGGCTCATAACCGGACGGTCTGTGGTTCGAGTCCCTGATGGTCCACGCATGGCAATCCGGCACGAAACTATAAATATAGCCATGGCAGTGAAGCTACGCCAAGATACACCGGAGGAAGTAAGGCGGCTGAGTGCGGCGGTGCAGTGCAGAAACGGTATGACTACCGCATGACCGTGACGGCTACCAGAGGTAGCAGACAAGAGAGGATGCAAAAAGATGTATATTCCTGAATTTTGGTGCGGTGTTGCCGCAACGATAATCACAGAAGTAATAATTGCAATCGCATATTCCATATATGCAGACCACAAGAAAGGAGGCAAGAAGTAATGAACAAAGCTGAATTAGTACAGGCAATGGCTGACGATGCCGGACTTTCCAAAAGTGATGCTGAAAAAGCACTCAACGCATTTGTTGAGATCGTAGGCGGAGAACTTGGAAAAGGCGGAAAAGTGCAGTTGGTCGGTTTTGGAACATTTGAAGTGACTGAGCGTGCTGCCAGAGTTGGTAAGAACCCTCAGAACGGAAAAGATATTTCCATTCCGGCTTGCAAAGCACCTAAGTTCAAAGCCGGTAAAGCACTGAAAGATGAAGTAAATCGCTAAATGATCGGAGCGAACTTGGTGTAGTGTGGTGGTTCGATTCCACCTGTGGGTGTAGCTCTAGCGATTAAGATTCCCACCGCTTCTTTCCTAATGTTCTTGGCGATACAAAGAAAATTCCGGGCGAACGGCAACGATTGGTGGTGTT